AAACCACTGACATGAACACACTCCTTCGGCGTGGGGCAGGGGTCATCCAATAGGAGTGCACTAGGTGCCGTACAACAACGTCATCACACGTGCAGAAGTTCAGGCACTGATCCCTGAAGATGTTGCCGCAGGAGTCCTTCAGGGCGTCACGCGTGAATCTGCTGCACTTTCGCTGCTGCCTCATGTCCCCATGTCATCGAACCAGCAGCGGATCCCGGTTATCTCTGCTCTGCCGACCGCCTACTTCGTGTCTGGTGACACGGGCCTCAAGCAGACGACAGAGCAGAACTGGGCGAACAAGTTCCTGAACGTCGAGGAGATCGCCGCCATCGTTCCGATCCCGGAAGCGGTGCTGGACGACACCTCCTTCGACGTCTGGGGATCCATCCGCCCACGCCTGGAGGAGGCAGTTGGTCGCGTTCTCGATGCCGCCATCTTCTTCGGGACCAACGCGCCTGCGTCGTGGCCGACGAACATCGTTGCAGGAGCAATCGCTGCTGCAAACCAGGTGACGAGGGGAACCAATGCTGCCGCCGCAGGCGGGATCATGGGCGACTTCTCGGACATGTTCGCCACGATGGAGGCAGATGGTTACGATCCTTCGGGGATCGCTGCCACCACAACCTACAAGGGCAAGTTCCGCCAGGCACGCTCGACACAGGGCGACCGCCTGATGGATTCGGCACCTGACGGTTCTTCGGTCAACGGTGTCCCCGTCGTCTACCCGATGCGAGGCCTCTGGCCGTCGGGTGCGGGTGCCACCGAAGTGATCGCCCTGGATCGGGCGGAGTTCATGCTGGGTGTCAGGCAGGATCTGTCCTACAAGGTCCTCGATCAGGCAGTCATCACGGACGCAGCGGGTCTCGTCATCTACAACCTGCCGCAGCAGGACATGGTCGCGCTGCGCGTGGTCGCCAGGTACGCCTGGCAGGTGGCGAACGTCATCAACTACGACCAGGCCTCGGAGGCATCGAGGTATCCCGCCGCCATCATCAAGGCGCCGTAGGTCAATGCGCATTTCGCTAGAAACTTCTCGGGCGAAGATGGACGAGTACGCAGCGTCCATTGGTGTCGAGGACCCCGAATCGTACGAGAACAAGGAGTCCTTGTACCGGGCAGTTCGGGCGAAAGAAGCAGAAGGAGAAAACGTGGCAGACGAACAGCAGAAGGCACCTGAGCAGAAGGCATCCACCAGGTCTTCCGGTGCGGACGACGGTGGGGCATCCCAGGTTCAGGAGATGTTCGACAAGGAGCACGAGCAGGGATACGTGGGACGGAAGACAGACCCCACGCCCAACGAGAACTACTCCATGGAGGGTGGCGCACCGGAACCGGGCGACAACCCGACCACACCCTCCGAGGAGGACGTGAAGGCGGACCCGACACTGGGCGACCAGTACGAGGGACAGAAGACCTACACGGAACCTGAGTAGAGATGGCGAACAGAAACGTCATCCTCTACAACCCCACAGGGGCAGTCATCACCGTCAACGCACAGACGGTACCTGCTCACGGGGCAGTGAAGCGAGTCGTGGCAGACACAACCACAGACCTGTACGCCTTCGTCGCTGCAGGGTGTGCTGTGATCCCCACGATTGCTGAGCGCCCTCGACTATCAGAAGAAGCGGAGGAATCTGGGTTCTACCTCCAGAGGAACGCCAACGAACTGGCAGATCTGTAGGGCGGAAGCATGTCTCTGACGTATCAAGAGGCGAAGGAGCGTTTGGCAGGGATGGTTGCTCTGGGGGAGGAGCCAACCCTGCCAGACGGTTCCCTTGACGACCTGCTGCGCATGGCGCGCACGATAGATCGCTGGGGTACAGCGCCAGATGCTTTCCCAATCTGGACCCAGAAGACGTATGCAGTGGGCGATCAAGTCGTGCCTTCCAACCGAGGCGAGAGTGCGCCTACTTCATGGTCGTCTGTCAACTACATTCCTCCCATGGTTCCGTTCTCAGCAGCGGTCATCTGGCGCGTGACGGTGGCAGGTGACTCGGGCGCTGACGAACCTGTGTGGACAACTCCTGTGGTTCCAGGGGTGACAACAGTCGTAGATGGCGGTGTCACGTGGCAGGCAGTGGGGACAACTCCATGGTACGGTGCGTGGGACCTAGGTCTTGCCGCATGTGAGGGGTGGCGACGCAAGGCAGCGTTGGCATCTTCTGGTTATCAGTTCACTGACCAGTCGAAAACCCTGATGCGCAACCAGATTTTCGACCAGTGCCTCAAGATGGCGCGAGAATACGGGAAGAAGACACTCAGATCCGCTTCAATGTCCAAGGGCGACGTCAACTACGGGCGGTTGATCCCTGGAGTTGAGACAAACTGGGACTGAAATGTCGAAACTTCCTACTCAGACGGAGATAGAGAACCTTCAAACCGACTGGGATGACTGGTTGTTTGACGTCTGCACGATTCTCCGCCAGACAACCGTCCAGGATGAGTACGGCGAGCACGAAGAAGAAGTAATCGTGCAGGAAGACGTGCCGTGCAACATGTCTCTGTCGGTTCTTCCTGGTGTTGAGGCCCAGATTGCCCAGCAGCAGACCCGTGTTGCTGACGCGACGATCTCGCTTCCCTATGGCACAGATATCAAGATCAACGACACCATAGAACTCACATCTCAAGGTGATCGTCGGTTTGAAGTAACCTATGTACCTGCGCCATCCGACTTTGCATCGGGGCAGCAGGTCTACGCACGAGAGGTGCAAAGTGGCAACTGATCCAGTACCTGTCATCGACCCTGATCCCCCGCTAAAGACACCAGATTTCACGCCAGAGGCAATCGTTGCCCTGCTTGTTGGTGCAGCGTCTGACATTGTTGCCCTGTTCGTGCTCGACTTCTCAGATGCGCAGAAGGCAGCGATTTCGGGTCTCATCACCGCTGTTGTCCTCGCAGCGTTCCTCATCCACTCAGCAGTTGTCCGGCACGGGCGCGCTCTCGGTAACACGAGTAGGAACCGGTAATGGCAGGCGATCCCCGCCGCGCAAAGATGCTGACAGAGGCGCGGTGGCATGCGCAGCACGAACCGTCCTGGCACTACGCCCAGGTGCGCCCGATCCCTCTGTCACGGATCAAGCAGCGCCTACTTCCGATCACCACAGATTGCTCTGGTGGCGTGACGGGCCTCGCGTATGCAGGTGGAATCCCCGATCCTAACGACTTCGGGTACAATGGGCAGGGGTACACAGGATCGCTTCTTCAGGGATGCCCCCACATCCTCCAGCGACAGGCACTTGCTGGCGATTTCGTCGCCTTTGGTCCTTATCCTGGTGAGCACGTGGTGATGCTGATGGAGGCAGGGGTATCAAATGGTTCTGACCCCCTGGTGTGGTCGCACGGGCAGGAAGGTGGACCCCTGATCTATCGCCTGTCTTCTGCAAAGAGGATCCACCATACACCAGTTGTGTTCCTGCGGTCGGTATCTGTTGTTGCGAAACCAGACATCTGGGACGTGCGGAACGGCAGGAATGAACTCATTGGGCACAACGTCAAGCATCCTGCTCTTTGGGCGAAGGCACATGCCGATTACTTCCGCAAGTTCGGTCAGGTCAACTTCATCCAGAGGCGCCAGTAATGCCTTCACAGAAGACAGAGATGGTCGTTGTCATGGATCGCTCCTTGGAGATGATCGTCCTCATGCGCGAGACGTCGGACGTCACGCTGCATAAAGTGGCAAAGGACATGGAGGATGATGCGAAGTCACGCCTGCATCCTGGTTCCTTTGGTTACGAGACAGGCAAAGCAAGAGATTCCATTCATGGGACGGTAGAGGACGATTCTGTTGTGCTTTCAGGTGGTGGCGACGAGGCACCCTATTTCCCGTATAATGAGTTCGGGACAAGGTTCCGAGGCGCAGCACCTTCGTTGCAACCAGCGTTTGAGAAGCACAAAGGTGACTACGAGTCAGAGATGCGAGTTACCTGGATGGCGATGAAGTGACGATCACAGCAGGAGCAGAAGAACTTGAAATGGGGCGATGGATCAGGTCCGTTGTCCAAAACGATGCCACCCTTATGGGCATGGTGTCTGGCGCATGGCCTGAAGTGATCCCCAACGATGCGAAGTTGCCAGCAATCAGGTACGACTACATCTCTGGGTCTGACCTTATGGTAGTCAATGGTGAGCGGATCATGAC